GTCTGATTATAACGGAATAGCTGTTTGAAAGGTGAAAATCTTTTTTCCTGTCGTTTGTATCAAAATGCACAGGTGGAGAGACCTTCTTCCCGACAAGGGGAAGAAAAATCGTAGTCCTGCAGTGAGGCGGCAGGGCGGGATCACGAAAGGGGTTGATCGGAAGATCATCCCTCCTTCGGGATCAAAAGAAAGAAAAACCGGAACAGAGAGGAAAGTGAAGAAAGGTGTGGCTAGAATGAAGCCCAATTGGCTGTCATTTGGGACTGGAAATCAACGATCAATGTGGCGACAAATTTTTTCCGTTGACCTAATGGAAGGGCTATTGCTATTGATTGCTCTCATGTCGAACCTCTATGAGCGAGTTCAACGAGACATTGCGGACCTGAAGAGACGTGTGACGAGGCTGGAGAAAGAGCGTTCGCACCCTAGAAAGGTGCCAATAATGCTTCTTTGCGGGCTGATTGTCGTATCTGGACTGTCGATTGAACTGGCGCTTGATGAAAATGGTGACGTGGAAATGTGGGCTGACAATCAGAACATTACGAACTATGCCCATTTGATAAAGGTACCGGCTGATGTCTGCCTTGCAGGAATGGTTATTACAAAACACTGTCCCAAGGTTGAAAAGATGACGGATTTATCTGACATTGATTGTGGCTCTACATGGGTGGAATTCATACTGACGTACACGCGGTGCATGGTCCTGGGAAGAGAGACCCGTCAAAAGGTGGATGACAAATCCCCACTAACCAAGTTCAAGGAAGATCTGTCTACTCTCGAAACGGAGGCGTTCCAACTTCTTAAGAGGCACGCATTTTCAACTATTCTAGCGTTACTCACATTGGCGATCGTCTTGAAATGGCCAATTTGGGTTGTCGTCTTGTTGGGATTCTTGGCCTGGAACGTCGTTAAAGGGGAGTTTGTTGAACCTTTTCTTGTCCTCAAGCATGACCATAATACCATGTTAACAACTCGTTTGTACCCCGGAGAAATTGCCCATATCGCCACGCCAACGGGCTTGCTTGACATCCGCGTTGGAAATGCCGGGATATTTGGAGGCCAACTCTTTCGAGAACTACTCCGCGATTGCAAGGTAAACGCATCCTATTCAACTGACATCTGCCCAGGTGGATCTCAGCTGAACATGGAAGCTATTCAAGGACCAGGAAGGGTCTGTTTCACAGCCCCTTACAATCGTGGATGGGGAACAGGTTGTTTCAAATGGGGAATCGGAGCTGTTGCCACGTGCGTTGAGCTGAATTGTTCTAGTAGTATGGGCGTCCATTTGCTTACTGGTTCATCTGTCGTAGCGAATGTGTCAGTTGGCTTTCATTCGACGAATGACACAAAGATGCTCGTTCCTGACGCACCCACAACGCTCAAGTTTGGTAAGTTGGGAACTGTGACGATGAACTGCCGGCTCGGAAATGACAGAATTGCAACTAGTTACTACCATGTCACTGATGGCTTGGCAACAGGCTTGTTCTTGAAAGCACAAATTGACGCCTGGTCGGGCCCATTTCGTATGGCAGGACTAACTGGAGGCTTTGACAAGATCGTTAAGTGGGGGCAAGTGACTCCAAATGAAGTCAAGGTGAAGCGGATCTCTGAGATGGAACTGGACTGGGACAAGGCAATAACAACACATGATGGTTTCGTAAACACGTACTTTTGGTGCCAAATAGCCGTGAACAAGCTGGTTGTGGGCACTTTTTCTTCGTGTAAAAGTGAAGCGCAGACAGTGTTCTCTCAATCCCCTTGGGGTTTCGAAGGAATAGCAGAGATAACACTAAAGGAGGCCCAAAAGAGTATTTGTTCACTGCCTTTGTCTTGTGTGGGTTGTAGCTTGTTGTCTTCCAAGGTCGTATTCCTTGAGACAACAACAAAGGCTGCTATCCATGTTGGATGTGGGAATGGAACTTCGGTCCTAACAGTTGGGACTACTCCTGTGAGCATTGACTGTGTGGTAACGCCCCTGTCGCAAGTGTGGAGGCTCGTGTCGCACGTCACCGGAAGATACACTAAGCTTGGGTTTGGTGGAATCGGTGGAGTGATTCATGATATTCTGCAGGCTTGTGGATGGGTTTTCACATGGGACTCATGGAAAGTAATTCTGATCCTCGGAGGTTTGGTTGCGTTGTTCATCGTGTTTGATCGTAAAACTGTTCTCGTTGTCATCATTGCTAGCGCCGTTGTCTATGTCAAAGCTGACGTTGGATGTGGAATTGATTTCGACCGGAAGACCTACACCTGTGGACGTGGGCTGTTCATTTGGAAAGGCATAGGAACTTATCCGGCTTCGGATCATTCGGTAGAATTCGAATCGTATGATTTCCTGGCTGCCTACCTGAAGGAACAGTTCAAAGCTGAACGGAAAGTCTGCATTGTGTGCGAAGATTTGGTACAATGTGAAGCGGCGCGGAAAGCTGCCAGCGCGGTCTATCGAGATCTTGGACATCCTTTTGTGTATGTTAATGTGTCTTCATCATATGGGAGATCGTTTGCTGAAGTACCAAAGCGGGTGCACACTGTCAGTGTTGGAGTTGATGTTGTGGAAATGGCTATGATGGTTTCCAATAATAAACCTTCTGGGCCATTTGGAGATTTGCCAACAAGTATTGTCTCTTGGTCAACTGCCCCTGAAAACGAAGATCATTTAGTTCTGAGGGTAGTGACGTCGTCCACACCATATAGACAAGTCTGTGGTAAAGCAATTGGATTCCAGTATGATTTCGTCGGGTTCAGAAGAGCTGTGTATGGATCAAACGTGCAGTTAAAGATCTCGAAGAAGGTGTCGATAGAATGCCCCACGTATTTAGCTGGAATTGCAGTAAAGAACGACCGAACTGTTTTCACTGACGGAATGTTTTGGATGTCATCGCGGAAAGCCAACGACTCATATGCAATTGACGAACTGGAGATGGAACAATCGCACAGATGTGTATGGCCAAACCAGTACACACCTGATATGGTTCAAGACCCACGTGACAATGATCTGTTCGTACCTCCGGAATGGGGAGGGCCCCGATCAAAAGCCAACCACATTCCAGGATACAAAATGCAGATCAGTTTTCCATGGGACAAAGCTCCAATAAAGCTAGTGGATGGAAGTGTGCCTGGAACCATAGTGACCCAGATAAGCAAGTGTGAAGGTCGTGGTATCCCTGTCATGGTAGACCCTGCGGTGAATCCCAATTGGTGTTGCAAATCTTGCACCAGGATTTTCCATTTTGAAGTTGATGGAAAGTTGTACTATCCGATGGAGATACGCCCAGATGTCAAGGAGGCAAAAAACAAAAGGAGTCCAGTAATCGAGGAACCACTAGGAGATGACACGGCTGAGACGGTCACGGACTGGCTAAGTAAGACATATAGAGTTCCATCTGCCAATGCTGAGGATTTTCTGAACCCCAAATTGATTTTGACGAAGGCAAACGCAATGGTGGGGGAAGTGGTAAACCTTCTTTGTCTAGCATTGGCTATGCAAGTCGTGACTCACACATGGAGACACAAATCCTTGGCGCGGTTTCACTTGTGCTGTTTGTTGTTTCTGCTGTTTGGTGTACCCACCGTCTTTGGCTTCGTAGGGATTTATACATGGATGAATATCCTTCCGATCAGCCATGGCTCGGCACGGATGTGCAACCTGACTATACATCTGTGGGCTGTACTGCAACACCGGAGCTCAGGCATGTTTCTGTGGGGACAGACACTGAAATTGCAATTTCAGACATCCTTGGCTGGACAGATGCTACTTCTTACCATGCAAATGCTGCATCAGGCCATTTACGCGCACTCATCAATGTTAGGATGGGGTATCGAAGTGTTCTTATCAGTTATTGTTATGCAGAACTTGTACACCGTAGTCGACCATATTCACCCGAGATTGATCGCGTATTGTCTGCTATTCGGATGGAGGACGGGACTGTGCATAGGATGCGGTTTCTTGTTGATGTACTTGACGAAGAGATGGATGACTATCGTAGCAGCATCACCGAGCGCGGGAGGGTGGAGGTCTGGATATCGAGCATTGTGTTCGTCCACCCTGACTCTTTTATTTACCGCTGTCGGCGTTGTGGGAGTCATCGCATCGGACTACGGTGGATATCCGGGTGCGTCTGCGGCCATCGCGGCTTGCTTGATAGCAGGAATCAAGATGACTGACTTTCTTGCCACGAGATTATCACTGGAGTTTGTCTCGACTGGACAATTTCCCGAAGGAACAACTATCGAGAAGGAGAAAGAAACCTACGATGGGACATTTCGCGCTTCATTCACAGTGGAAGGGATCAAGCTATTGGACCACACGGAACCAGTACCTCTGGTTTTTGCGATTTCGTATGTGGCTCTCGGAGCTGTGACGTGCAAAATTCATCCAGGGCTTGGAGTGATCTATGCTGTTGCAATGGTTGCCACAAACTTACCATCTTTGTTACAAGTGTACGTGTTGTCAATCTGTACCAATGCCTTTCGGTCAGATGAGTTGATTGGAACTGCCATTGCCAGCGTTGAGCCGGAGTTGTCGAAAGACTTTGGCAATATCCCGGACGGCATATATCGTGTCAACAACCATGGTATTGCTTTCAAGAGCCATCGAGGAGTTGGAATTGTAAAAAACGGAGTATTCCATACATTGATGCACATCACGATGAATGAACCAGTGACTTGGCAAAATAAGTTGGTTGGGCCGTACATGGGCAATTCTCTGAAGGACTATCTGTGTTACGGTGGAAACTGGCAGTTGCCATCATTTGACCCCACTGACGAGGTTGGGATAATGGTGTGCAAAAGTGACAGGTCGGTAGAGTATAAGAGACATGAAGTTGGCAAAATTGATGTTGACGGAGTTCCACACATGTATTTCACAAAGGACTATGGGCGTGGAACTTCTGGATCACCAATCTTTGTCAACGGAGAGCCTGTTGCACTGTATGGATTTGGGTTTTTTCTCTACAACACGTATCGATCTCTAGTTGTTCCAGTCCCACGAGCTGACATAGAGGCTGGAGAAAGTGCTGAAGGGTTGGTTGAAGAAAATAGCTCAATAGTGAACAAGTTTTTTGTGGACTGGCACCCGGGAAAAGGAAAAACGCGGAAAGTGATTGTCAAGCATGTTCTCGAAGCCATCAGGGACTCGCGAAGGATTGTGATCCTAGCACCAACAAGAGTAGTCATGGCTGAAATAATGAAAGCCCTCGAGGAAAGCACTCATAAGGCGATCTCGAAAAGCATGTCACATACAAGCCATAATGGAGTTACAGTTGCTTGTCATGCAACATTCACTGACTTCATTTTAGCTCACGGTTTGTCTAGATTCAAAGCTCAGGAGGTTATCATGGATGAATGTCACTTTCTTGATCCACGGTCAATCGCAGCGAGAGGTATCCTTGAGCACTTGGCGCAAAAGCGCGGAGTTAAAGTGGTCTTCATGAGTGCAACGATTCCCGGAAGAGAGCCATCGATTGGCTCAAACTATGAGATTGCCGAGCAAGCTCTCCAGTTCCCACGGGAGGTCACGTCAAGGTGGATTGGAGATGTGTCGGAAGGAAAGACCGTTGTGTTTGTTCCATCTCACAAAGTTGGGGACAAATTAGCGTTAGGAAGTCCACAGTCAATCTCACTGCATCGGAACAATTTCAACACTAACTACTCGATCGCAAGAAGTGATGATATCAAGTATGTGTACACAACTGATATCTCGGAGATGGGGGCAAATTTCAATGCCACGACGGTGGTTGATTTTCGTGTGGCCATTAAACCAAAGATTCTAAATGACTGTGAGGTTATTTTGGCCCCCACCCCAATCACCAGGTCATCGATGGTCCAGCGAAGAGGAAGAGTTGGTCGGCAAAGCCCCGGGAGATACATCTACCCAGCTAACAAAGGTACTGAAGAAGCGGCAAATGATTTAGCTTGTTGGACGGAAGCCCAGATGATTCTGGACCAGTTGGATTTAACCATGATGGCTGAGGAAGCCCCTTATTCAAATCATCCAGGAGCCTACAAACTAGTTGGGAAGAGCTTTCAAGTGTTCAAAAAGCTACTAGAGGATAAAGATGACGTTCCCATATGGCTGAGTTGGAAGTGGGCTGATAATGCTGAGCACCAGTATGCCGCTCTCTTTGAAGGGGAGAGATTGGAGAATGTACCAAGGATGGTCAATACTAGAGAGTACTCATCTATTGAATACAAGCCCAAGTTTATTGATGCCAGATTTGAACGGCTTAGCTGGGAGCAAAGGAAACTAGCCATCCAGTTCTATATGGGAACCCGAAGTTTTTTGCCTGTGGGTCTTTTCTCCAAAGTTCTGACTCAGATCATCCAGGCAGGCGTAGTTAACACGGCCTGGAAGAAAATTGGCGATGTCGGCTTGGTTTTCATGGAAGGCGGAGATCCACATTCGAAGGATGAATCAATAGTTGCCTGGACGATCTTGGTTGGAGGGATGCTTTGTGTCATTATTCTAATGATATGTGTGTGGGCACTGCGAATTGTCATGCGAATGGTTTTTGGATCGCGCGAAAAACACTCTAGTGTTCCAACACTGTTAGCTGACTCTCAACCATACCTGGTATGCTTGGTTCCTGTAGCCACTCATCTCGCGGGCGTTCCAGTTCCAGTGACCATCGTCGTCTTTGTCATATTGTTCTTGACATTTCCCTTGATTTATCGAAGTGCTGGACAAAGAAGCTATGTCGACATAGATCTGGTGAAGTGGATTCTCGTGGGTGGAGGCTTCATAATTGGAGTTATTTGCTGGGAACTGAGGCTGCTCCCAAATATCACCTCCGACTTGCAGTCAATTGCCCACAAAAGAACTAGGACTGATTCCAGTGGATTTCAGCAGGAAAGTGACTGGGGGTTTTCATGGTTTGACTTCGCCCAACCGGTGCCAACAAGTGTCGAGTTGACTTCTGTCGTCATAACTACCTTCACGATGGCACTGTTCCTAAACCAAATTGTGGGATGGTCATATGAGGCGGATTGGCTGAAATCGTACTTTGATCATAAAGGTGTCGGTCATATTATGGGTGGTTTTCGTCTGGACACAATCTCGTGGGGCTCAGCTCTCAGCTCACTACTGGGGACCTTGTCTTACGCTTCCTGGGGAGCCATTATAATTGGGATGGGTGGAGCAATGATCTATTTCTTTTTCATGGTGAAAATGCTGAAGTGGAATTTTACGGGAGGCTCAACCATCGGATTAGAGAATAACGCTATGAGACAGGACCGAGAAACGGGCCTCAATAGAAGACCATTCCACGACAGTAGAAGATCACTGCTGTATGGAGTTGTCATCTTTGAGTGTGCTCTCTGGGTGTTCTGCTTTATGAGCGTTTTTGATTTGGTCATTGCCTCGTGTGTTTCCACATACTGTGTATGGATCATCTTTAACGCCTCAAGTGAGCACCATAGGAATGTTGACCTCGGGTCCGTGTGTAGTTTCGTTGGATTATTGTACGCCACTTGTCCATCACAAAAGTGTGTGCAGGTTCTCATCAGGTTTGCATTGTCCAGACTGAACATCACGACAAGATCACTGGAGAAAAGTGCCACAGGCGGTTTGGGCCACAGATGGAAGAAGATACTCAATGCAATGTCTCAGGACGAATTCAACGCGTATAGGTTATACGGAGTCGACGAAACAGACAAGGGTGATTACGTCTCGAGAGGAGGCCTAAAGCTTAGGGAGCTGACACTGAAGTATGGATGGAAGCCAGAAGGAATTTGTGTTGACCTAGGGTGTGGAAGAGGAGGCTGGTCCCAGCACTTGGCTATGGATCCAAGAGTTACGAGGATCGAAGCATACACCTTGGGCGGAACAACGCGTGAAAATCCTCAACCCGTGAAGACATTAGGCCACAATTTGATTAGATTCAAAACAGGTGTAAATGTGTACAACATGGCCCCAACGTTCGCGAACACCATTGTTTGTGACATTGGTGAGAGCGACCCAAAAACGGAGGTGGAAGCTTCAAGAACCATTCGTGTGTTGAGTACCCTAGGATCTTGGTTGGAGAAGAATCCCAATGCGGAATTCGTTTGCAAGGTGTTGTGCCCGTACCCCGTTGAAGTCTTACGGCTGTTGGAGACATTCCAGCACAAGTATGGTGGCAGGATCGTACGTTCAACGTTTAGTAGAAACTCTTCAGCTGAAATGTATTACATCTCTGGAGGACGGAACAACATAGTCAAAGTCGTGTTCACCACTCTCCATGCGCTAATCGCTAGACTTCGAACAAAACCGGACAAGATTGTCAGAGAACCAATCCGTTTGCCAGTTGGTACCAGGAGCGATCCAGGCCACAAGGTTAAAGACATGAACCCAAAAATGATTGCAACAAGAGTAGAGAAGTTGAGAAATGAGCACAAGGACACGTGGTTCATTGATAGCAATCATCCGTACCAATCGTTTCGGTACGTCGGTTCTTATGTCACCGATGACATCAACCCAGGTGGACAGACAGTGAATCCTTTAATGCGCAAGATGATGTGGCCGTGGGAAATGGTTGGAGGAGTGGTCAACTTCATGATGACGGATGTTTCAACATACGCTCAGCAAAAAGTTTTGAGGGAAAAAGTTGACACTCTCTCGCCCGAACCACCAAAGAACATCAAGGCCATCAACCGGCTCATCACTGAATTCCAGATCCGAAGCTACTTGAAAAGGGGATTGCGTCCTCGCATCCTCACCATGGAGCAGTATGCAGAAAATGTGAAAAGCTCAGCGGCCATTGGATCCTGGAGTTCCGATGTCCCATGGAACAATGTGAGGGCTGCCCTTAGTGATGCTAATTTCCATGCACTAGTGGATGAGGAACGTCGACTACACCTAGCAGGTGATTGTAGAATGTGTGTGTACAATACCATGGGAAAAAAGGAAAAGAAACCAGCATCTATGGGAGTAGCCAAAGGATCGAGAACAATCTGGTACATGTGGTTAGGATCAAGGTTCTTGGAGTATGAGGCTCTTGGGTTCTTAAACGAGGACCATTGGGTTTCCAGGGAAAACTTGGCATGTGGTGTAGGAGGTGTCGGAGTCAACTATTTTGGCTATTATCTTCAAGAGATATCCAAAAAAGGGAAGTTCTTCATTGCCGACGACATCGCTGGCTGGGATACCAGGATCAATGAGAGTGATTTGGCTGATGAAGAACATCTCATCATGTCGATGATTTCGGACACAAGGCACCGAGCCCTAGCCACGGCGATTTTCAAGTTTGCATACCAGAACATTGTTGCTCTCTTCCCCAGGAACCACCCCGGGTTTGGAAGTGGAACTGTGATGGACGTTGTAGCCAGAACAGATCAACGAGGATCAGGACAAGTCGTGACTTACGCCTTGAACACCATTACCAATGCCAAGATTCAGCTTGGGAGGATGATTGAGGCTGAGGGATTGCTTGGAGCCCCGGAGTCTGTCATAGTAAAGTGGCTCAACGACAACGGCGAAGATAGGCTTTCAGCCATGGTGGTGGCTGGGGATGACGTGGTTGTGGCGACAAACAACGACAAATTCTCTCATAGTTTGGACTACTTGAATCTCAACGGAAAAATCAGAAAGGACATTGACCCATCCCTCCCATCACGAGTGCAGACCAACTGGGAAACAGTGGAGTTTTGTTCCCATCACTACCACCTAATGACTCTCCGTGACGGTCGGCGAATCATCGTTCCATGCCGTGACCAGAACGAAGTCATTGGCCGAGGCCGAATTCAAAAGGGTGGTTTGGTGACAATCGCAGACAGTGCATGCCTGGCAAAGGCTTATGGTCAGATGTGGGCTCTGTACTTTTTCCATCGTCGAGACCTACGGATGGCGTTTATGGCCATAACATCAAGCGTCCCCGTGGACTGGTTTCCGGAAGGAAGGACTTCATGGTCAATACATCAGAACAAGGAGTGGATGACCACAGAGGACATGTTGAGAGTGTGGAATACGGTTTGGATTCATGACAACAATTGGATGGAGGACAAAACTGAAGTGACCGCCTGGAAAGATATACCCTATCTACCAAAATCTATTGACATCAAGTGTGGAAGCCAAATAGGAAGTAAGGATCGAGCTACTTGGTCACGTGAATTGCCTTCAACTGTCATGGCAATTAGGAAGATTCTAGACCACGAGACCAGGATGGAAAATGTCTACAAAGATTTTTTGAGTGGTATGGGGCGGTTCAGGGAGGACAATGATCCAATGGCGGCCGGAGTTCGGTTTTAATACTTGACTAGTAAAAATTTTTACGCTTTTGACGACGATTTTTAAATACTTTGACCCATTGCAGCAGAGATTTATCTCGGGGGAGTTACGCCCCTCCATTGCCAGTAGAGTTTGCATGTCTCTATAAACATGACGTTCTGACTGACTA